ATCAAAATAATGATCCTTTGCCCACGTCAACGCACTAAAATCAATACCCTTGCGACTGTCAAAGGTATCACCCATGTCAATAACGGTTGTAATTTTTTCCTTTTCTAAGGTAGGAAAGAAAACATCATCATAAAATTTCAAAAAATAATCATGAAATAATTTAGAGTTTTTTCTCGCACCAAAGTGTTGATCGGTAATTATTGCTATCTTCATTTTTTGTCTATTGATAAATTACCTGATAGAGTTATACGAGTATTATTGTATCTATGTTTAGGAACATGATGAGTTAGATATCCAGGGAAAGCAACAAAGGTTCCTTCTTTAGGTCTAATCTTTTTCCCACTCTCACTAAAAACAAGAGGAGGATAATACCACTTTGTTTTTACAAAATAAGCAAAACTAAAATCATGTGGTTTATGATCATGAGCTTGTGTATAATCACCCTTCTCATAAACATTTGCCCAAAAAGAAATACACTTTAACCAATCCCTACCCCCAGTACCTGGTCTATAATGCTTCTCAATCTCTTCTCTTATATAAGATTGTAAATTCCTAAACGTAATATTATCGGGTTCCCAATTCCAGTCAGTATGAAATGCTTTTACATTAGTGTGTCCAATATTATTCGCTGTTCGTATTAAAGACAAAACCTCCCTCTTTACTTTATCAGCAAATTGGTATTCACCTTTAATAATAACTGCTTTATGTTTAACAGAAATTACTTCCATCAATTACGTAACTTAGAATGAACAGCATCTTTAATTGAATTATAGTCTGCATATGTGGTTCCGTCAATCTGGTTGCTATCATCAAATACTTCTGAGTAACCAGATTTTTCAAGAATCTTATTTTTAATTTCTAATTGACGTTTTTCTCTTTGTATCCTACGGAGAAAAGCATAGTGTATAATCTGAGTAAAGTAAGCAAAAGGATTTTGAGATTTCTCTGGATTAAAGTTGTGTATGTACTGAACACAGTTCTCTATTCCATCAGATATCATATCCTCTTTGAACATGTAGTTAACAAAGTTTGGTTTAAATGATAAATGATTTGCAATCTTTAAGAAACATTCGCCAATATATCTTGGGATTACGGGTCTAGGTTTATCTTGTAATACAGCAATTTCTCTATCTTCACGATATCTTATCAGAGCAGCAAGAAACTCTTTATTGTTCACATAGTGCTCAGACCTTTTTCTTTTTGCCATAGTTCCTCGCTTTATTGCCATGAGTTATTATCACTACTATGTAGATATTATAACATTTATCTTAGCACTTGACAAGTTAAAAAATCCAAGTAGAATACCTTTGTGGAGGTTCAAGAGAAATACTAGCTATTAGTATTATTTGTATTCTTAAATATCTTTTCTAATATTATTTTAGCATCTTTTACATTAGCAACATAACCCATCTTTTTGCTAATTTTTGTACTAGAATTATTATCATGTTCAGAGTCTCTAAGATATCTTTGATACATCATAATCATTTCAACATCTTGTGATTCTGATAATGTGAGAACATTATCTAGATTAATTATAAACATATCTTCTCTACTTGTTTTTAACCAAGGTTCTACCTTATATCCAACCGTACCGTGCTTTCCTTTAATCTCACCAATTACTATCGGATGATGAACTATTAACATTGTTCTATCTACTTCTTCCGATGCGGCAACCTTGGCAAATATTTCTTCGCCAGAATTAAATTTTATTGTAGCATAAAAATCGTCTTCTATTCCCATGATTTTATTCCTTCTTTAATTGTATAGTAATTATTTCATAATTAAAATTTTCTTCGTTGTAGATTTTAATTCTTTCAATGAAATGATTTAGTGTGTAATTTCTCCTGGAATTCTTAGTGCAATCATCAGAGATATCATATAGGATTGCTTTTACTTTGTTTGTTCCTTTTCTAAGAACTCGTCCAATACTCTGCAAGTTGCGTATGCGTGATTTACTTGGAGAAGCAAAGATAACATTATTGAGGTTTTTAATATTGATACCAGTTGAGAATGTACCATAGGAGGCAACGATAATAGCGTTGTTTTCAGTTTCGGTAATTTCTCTTACTTGTTCTCGTTCTTCTGCATCAACCCCACCGTGAACAAAGAATAATTTCCGATCACTTTGCTTATTACTATTTATTAAATCATAAAGTACTTTCCCATGTGCTTCTACTCTACTGTAAAGTATTAAAGTATTACCTTTAAGATCTAATGTTAAATTTTTAATAAAAGAATTTCTTTGCTCATGAGTAATGAGATATTCTATTTCATCATTATAGGTTTCAAATTTTTGTGGAGGATGTTTAAGAACAAGACATTGTATATCTAATTTGGATAAATGTCCTTGCTTCATTAACTCATCTGTACGAGTTACTTTATATGCTGGACCAAACAATCCTTCTAGTACCCACTTATGCGTTTGTGTGCCGTCTAATGTTCCAGTGAATCCAAATCTATACTTAGCATGATGTAATTTTGTCATTATAGATATTAAGGACTTACTCTTAAACAGGTGAGCTTCATCTCCAATAACTACATTATATTCTTCAAAGAAAGATCTCTCTAACTTATAGACAGATTGCCAGGTAGTAATAGTAACAGGACATTCATTAGTTTTTTCTTTACCAGCATATATGCGGTGGCAATATGACTCAGCATCCCAACCATAATCCAAAAAGTCCTTATACATCTGTTCTACGAGAGATGTCGTGGGAACAACTAAGAGGATTTTTTGACCTTTCTCTACATAATATCTTACAAGAGAATATATCATCAAAGATTTGCCAGAAGCAGTGGGTGATATCAATAGCTTTCTATTATGTCTTAAGGCATCGTATACTCCCTCAACTTGATATTTTCTTGGTCGATGACTGCAAATAGAACTCATATAATCTTTCACACCCTCATATGATATCCCGTCATTTACTTCAAAGGGAGTACCATAGTATTCATTATCTGCAAACTTATATGTATAATCGTGTCTCTTACAAAAAGCAATAATTTTATCTAACAACCCAACATAGATCCTCTTCGATCTCATATCGAACAGATGAATTTCACCATTCCAATTCCTCTTGCGATATTGGGGCATGAACTTTGCACCCTCTACCTCAAAGGTAAAGTGGTCTCTTAACTCATACTCAATATGAGGTTCTGAATCTATTGTTAAAAATACTTCGTTGGCCTTAGAGATTACAACATTGGCCGTTGTGTTTATCACCTAGTCCATGCGTCTAGGAGTATTTATGAAGTTATGTCAAGCCCCTAACCTAGTCCCGAATTAAATCTCATAAACTCAATTGCATTTTTTATCTGGAACGTTCTGTTCTGTATCACTTTAAGAATACTTTCTAAGTATACTAACATTGTATCATAATAATCGATCTTTAATGATGTATGAGATAATTTTTCATCAGCATCGAGATACTTTTGCATAGTATCCTTATCTCTTATCTTTTTTGGAAAAGGATTTTCTACATATACTTCTGGGTCTGCTTTCCCACTAAAATACTCATACCGTTCATGACGGATGTTCTTTCTTTGTTGTTCTGCTTTCTTCCTTAGTAAGAAGATTGTATTATAAAGTTCAAAATACTTTGCATGTAGAGAGGGGATGTTTAATGACTCCTCATGTAAATTGTCACGATCCATTTTAGAATCTTTTTCCCACATCTCTTGAAGTGTTTCAAGAGTTACGCTCATATTATAAAGGTTTATTTTCTAAATCGGTTATACTGTAAATAGTATACTTGAAAGATGCCTCTGCTGTAAAGTACTCTATATCCGTATCGGTGGCATCAAAGGTCATCGTAGTGAGAGAGTATGGAAATAATCCCTCAAATTTAACTTGGAACTTAGGTATCAAATTACTACTTAAAATTTGAAGTGTTCCATCTGAGAATATATCTTCTTCGCTATTTTCAAACTTAGATGGGATTGATCCTGATTTTTGAAGATCATAGGATTCTTTTAAACTTTCAGGGTATCCCAATCCACGAATCCAATTTTGGATTTCCATGAAGTTAGTTAGATCTTCATCAACTAGGAATCTAATAGTTAGATCTCCAAATTGAATCTTATCACCTGGTCTATCAATATCCTTTAAGTAGTTTGGTTGAACAGCAATACCAAGATTTAAGTCAGGTATATTTGCCTCATTACAAAAGAAAGCAACACCAGGACTTTTCTTTAAGGCAAACTTAAAACCAGTAGGTGCTAAAAAATTTCTATTGTCTATTGGGGTCGCCATTTAATTATTGAATTTT